ATTACCTTGAGGTCCTATTGAACCTTGGTTACCTGTATTACCTTGACTACCAGTTGCTCCGGTATTACCTATATTACCTTGATTACCCTGTGGTCCGACCGAACCCTGTGAACCAGTTGCTCCTTGAACTCCAGCACCAGTTATACCTTGACTACCCGTTGCTCCTTGAGCTCCAACTGAACCTTGTGAACCAGTTGCTCCGGTATCACCCTTATTACCCTGAGGACCTTGGGGACCTGTTGCACCCATAATAGAATAGTTATATACATTATTGTTTAACGAATAAGTATAACCACCTAATGGATTGATAGGAACATTACAAGGAGTATAACGAATAGGAAATCTTAAAGTAAATTCACAACTGTGACCGTTAGAGTTAGTATCAGTCTCTTCATATACTGGTTCATATGATATATCACTACCAGAATCAAATGATATACCTAAGGCAACGAATAAAGGATGTTGATCCAGTTCAGTCATTATAGTATCTAATATAAATTTAGTATCAGATAATATTTCATCATAGTTAGATTCATCCTTTTGGATTCTATCCATACAATATAATGTAAATGTAAATAGACCAGTCTTATGAGAACCATTACCCATAGTTATCTTAGAAGTCTTTTCTTCCAACCAAACATAAGGAGTTTTAAGATCTCTTAACGCATTTCTATTGAATAAAGGGCCAAATCTAAAGTCGGCAACCATCTTATGATTTTGTGATACTAGTTGGACTAGTTCGATAAGTTTATTTAAAGTTGGAGTATTAGCTGCCATATTATTCTATTTCGTTTTTTGTATATATTAAATTCTTAAAGTGTTTTTTTATCATATTGAATATATTTGTGTAAAGAATGGATTGAAATCCTTCTTAACCTTCCAACACCATCTAGATATTGCTAAACTCATAACACAATCATCGTGAAAACCACTATCAGCCATAAACTTTATATTACCAAGATCATTCTGCTTGAATATGAATGCTTCTAACTCTATTCGTAGATATTCATCCTTTACTATATTAAATGATCTCATATTGAAAGTGTGTATTAGATCATTTATTATCTCTGGTTTAGTTTTACTATTAGTATTAAACTCAATAATATTCTTCATAACTCTCTTCAAGGATTGATATATGACTAAACCTTGGTTATTATTTTCAATAGCTACTGTTATGAAGTTCCACTTTTTATTTATATCAATAATTTTATTGATAAGCTCAGGTGCTTCTATATTCTCCCACCTATAGTATTTTACTAGATTACCATTTTGATCTACAATAGATAAAACAGAAGGGTCATTTATTAGACCTATATCTATACCAGCCCAATACTTCTCACCATTTACTGGACTATCAATCTCATCCAAGGTCATAACATCACTTATATTATTAAATACAGATGATGAATCTATAAACTCAGCCTCAACTTCTTGTTGAAATATCTTACTGGATAATGTTGATCTAAACATATCAATCATATCCGTATTTGATAAGGGACTATCATATGTAGAATATCTTAATGACTTCCATTTATCTTTAGTTTTACCATTTAGATAGTAGTCATATAGATAGTTCTTACCCTTTGGAGTTGATATAAATAAACATTTCTTACCCTTAACAGATAACATCGGTAATAATATAGTCTCAACAGTTGATCTTTTAATGAAAGCTGCTTCATCTAATATCATATAATTAACAGATTGTCCTCTTAGGTTATCTTCTGATTGAGCTGATCTAAATAGTATTTTAGAACCATTCTTAAATAGTATTTCAGTATCCCCTCTTGGCATCTTCTTAGATTCAATACATCCACTCTCATATATTGAGTTTATTATATCTTTATAAACCTTTTGAGATTGAGCATCGGTTGGACTTACCCAATATATTACACTTTTTGGTTCATTTAGAGCCCAATATATAGCCATATTCTCTGATATAGTTGTCTTACCGAACTGTCTACCGATTACAGCAACTATAAAGAATATAGATTCATCTAAACACGCATCAACTATTTCCTTTTGTTTTATATGTGGTTTAATAAGTGTTATTAACATCTATAAGTAGATATTTGTTATTATACATATTTGTATATTTTAACCTATAATGAAATGTTTTATATTTAATATTAAGTAATATAGATAAGTCTTTTATACTATCATAAAATATACCATTATCTAAGTCTAGAACGTAAACTCTTATTATCTTATCTTGTATAGATCTTCTATATTTTATTTTATCTATACTTTCAATAGAATGTTTCTTACCTTTCATTGGATGATCATAATGTTTATAATATTCCAATTTAGCCTGTCTCATCTTCTCCTTTACTTCTGGTCGATGAGCTACATTGTATTCACCATATAGGAAACCATCATCACCACCAAAAGTACAGTTCAATCCATTACTAAATGAGTTGTATAACTTAATATAATGTATCTCCCTATTAGACATATCATCTAAATTACATTCTTCTATTACTTCTAATATGTGGTTATCAAATCCATATTTACTTAATGAGTTATGTAGAGCAGGTTGTGATTTACAGTTCAAATTTTTATATTGATTGAATCTATTCTTTATATTTTTACTTTTACCAATATAGACTAATCCATTTGGATTGGTTACTTTATATATATATCCTATCATAAATCATCAAACTTTGCTTTGTATGTTATCTCACCAGATAGTTCAATTCTTTCAGTATAATGACCTTGTATCTTTGATAACTCTTTTCTAATGTCGAATGCTAACTTATAGTTTCTCTTTCGTTTAGCATCTTCGGCCATTTCTTCTAACTGACCGATTGCTTCTTCTAATGAAGCAGAGTTTAGGTCTTTATAATAGTTTTGTATTTGTTGTCTGGCTTCTTTAAGTATCTCATAAGAATAAGTTTGACCGTATTCTAATTCAGTCATTAGAAATGATAAAATTGTTTTAGTTGAAGCCATATTTTCTAATCGCATCTTAATAACCGAGTTGATTAGTTCTTCTTTAGAGTATTTCTTTGCCATATTACTTAATAAATTTTTTATATTTCTCCCACTCTTCTATTCTCTTTGAAGCAATCTTAAAGTATTCCTCATCCATTTCACAACCTACAAATCTAAACCCTTCTAACTGTGATGCTATACCGGTTGAACCAGAACCCATAAATGGATCTAATACTATACCATTCGGTGGAGTAACTAATCTAACTAAATAAGACATTAAAGCAACAGGTTTTACAGTTGGATGGACATTCTTTTGTGAGACTGGTCTTGGTTTATAAGCCACACTTCTCTCATCTTGTCCTTCATCTCTACCTTCAACTATCTTATCCTCAAACTCATCAAGTCCCATATTCCTTTCAGCCTTAGAAACTTTCGCATTATAAAAGAACCTTGAAGCACCACCCTTATCACCACCATAATTCTTTTGTATTATACCACCACCACCATCATATGATGTTACACCACTTCCTCTTTTATGTCCTGGTTTTAAATCACCACTCTTTAATGTTCCACTCTGTTGGTCTAATATATAACAAGGACATTCTGGATTGGTGTGTATATCCGGTGTTTCTGTTCTTGGTGTATATTTACCTCTACCTTTGAATATATCACTATCACTATCTACATTATTCCATTTATAGTTCTCATTACCTTTAATCTCATCACCCTTAATCACCTCATCACATATACACTCTATAATAAGATTTGCGGGGAAACGACCTTCTGTTGTTTCTTCTCTCTTATGTTGAATGTTTGAGTTAAGTCCAAGCATAGTATCATCTTGTTTCTCATCTTCCGAGAATATAGGAGTTGTTCTAACCTCATTACCAACTCGACAACCGTCAACATTAATACCACCCGTTCCCCATTTCATTACATTAGCAGCAACATTTGGTTCCGATAATGGTTTCCTCGCTACACATATCGGCTCATTCGCCGGCTTTAATGCCGTTCCCCATCCTTCGTATTGTGAGTTTCCTTTTGTTACAGGAGTATTCCAACCATCTTTATAACCATATGTATGATCTGCATTAATAGTTTCTTTTAATGGTTTGTGTATATCTGTATTTCTAACTCTACCATCTAATGCGAAATCATTTTTAGTTCCAACAACCTCTCTTTTATTACCTTCCTTCTTATCAACTGCTTTACCTATATTATGAGACTTGGGGAACCCTGAACCATATAACCACATAATCTGGTCTCTAATCTCAAAACCAGCATCCTCTATATTAACTACCATCCTGTGATAAGTTCTCGTACCACCAAAACTTAATATATGACCTCCTGGTTTTAATACTCTATATACTTCCTTCCAAAATT